CGGGCGATGTCCTCAACGGACACCGCCTTGTTCTCGACAAATTGGGCATCGGCATTACTGACGCTGATCGGCTTAAATTCAAGGCCGTAATCCAATATCGCAATCCGGAATGCGTTATCAACCCCGGAATGGAGCTTATTCCATTCCTGGCGGATAGACTCTTTTGCTTCCGGGTCCAACGGGACATCCACCGTGAGCACTCCGGACGGCCTGGCGCTCTGTGAGTAAAATTTACCCTCGTATTGCTGGGCCATCCGCGCACTTTTCACCGTTTCGGCGGCACGGGCCAGAACGGATATACCGTTTACTCCGTCTTTGGTGTATGCCTTAAGGTGGAGTATATCAAACTGGCTAAGTTTCCTCCTGTCTCCGCTTTTAGGATCCGTGTAGACGTACCAAAGTTTTCCGTAGTCGTCCAAATACGGCTGTACGGCGGACGGTGTCAACGGGATTAGCTCCCTGGGCCTGGCATTGCTTCGATCACGCACAATCAGCGCGTATCCGTTCCCGGACACCAGGCGGTTTGACTCGATCAGCTTCATAAACACGCTGGGGACCATTGCCTCGTTCGGACGTTCCGTCAGCAATTTCAGCAGCGGGTGGGCTAGGTGTTTTTTTGTCTGGCTGTCCATGATAAAAACAGGGAGTTTTGCCATGGAATTGGACAATATCTCAATACACGCATTGACGGCAGATAGCTTCATGGCCGCGTCTGTGCTGGATACGTCAAGGCCAAGGCTCCACGCATCGGGCTCCGCGAGGGATAACCCGGTAGGGGTACCGCTGTTTCTGGGTTTGCGTATCGCTTTGTCAAATATCATGCCTGGTCACCTCCGCGGCTCAGAATAATGGCAGCAGCAACAAGAACGATTCCGGCCATAAACCACCCAGCGGCTGGGTGACAGAAAAAAGCCCCGACCACGAGGCACACTCCGCCAAACAGCGCAAACGTGTCCGGAAGCCACCGCTTTGCCACATCCAATACTCTTTTCACATGCCCCATCCTCCAGACATAATAGCGGCGTTAAGATCTGCGCCTTTATCCAGCATGGCAGTTCCCATTGCGATAATCCACGCCACTGTGACATCAATCCGGCCAATTGATCTATTTTTCATGGGTTTTATATTTTCGTTGCCGTCCGTCGCGCACCGTGTATTTCCAAAGCACCAACGCGCACATGGGTTAATTTCGTGAACCATCTTGCCCGATCGGAGATGGCGCTCCAGTTCTTTCATGGGTGGGGACATGCCGGACATTGTCTGTGGTATTTCGATCGTATTGATCCCATCCTTTTCCAACCGCTGTGTCAGTGACCGGGACAGGTGCGGGTCGGTTCCGACATATCGTAAATCGTATGTGTGGGAGGCGCGGACGATCTCAGCTTCCACAAAATCAAAATCAACGCAATCGCCAGGCGTAGCGTATACATGCCCAGCTTTAACCCAGGCTTCAAAATCCACGTGATCGCGCTGTGACCGTTCCCGCATACCTTCTTCTGTGATCCACGGCCAAAACAATACCGCCCATTCCGTAAGCCCCACCTGCGGGGGAAAAAGCAGCACAAATGCCGTCAAGTCTGTTGTGCTGGATAAATCCAACCCTCCATAGCATTTTTTCCCGACCAGTTTCTCCCTCAATCCATCTTTTTGTGATTTGTCATATATGGTCAACGGCAACCACCCCACCGATTTTGTGGCGATCCATTGGTTCAGCCTTAGCCAGCGAAACAATCTTTCGGACGCTTCGCTCTCTCTGGCGTCCCGCGCCTCATTCCGCAAAGTTTCGACTTGGATGGTTTTACCTAATGACGGGTTGCATCTATACCACAAATCCTCATCATATATGTCAAGCACGGCGCACTCATCCGGATCGTCCGGCATGCCATATATGTAGGGGAGCCACAGAGGGTTATCGTAATGCCCTTCCGTGTTTCCATCCCTGTACTCGATAATGTGACGGGCCTTTTCGTGAATTTCCCAGCCGATACTTCCACGGTCCGGATCATCCCCCGCGGTGGTGAGGACGATATAAACCGGCTGCTTTCTGGCTGATCCAGAGCCAAACGTCATAATATCCCACAGGTCCCGGTTTGGCTGTGCGTGTAACTCGTCAAAGATGACGCAGGAAGGCTTATAGCCGTGTTTGCTGTAAGCTTCCGCGGACAACACCTTCATGCGGGTGTGCGATACAGTATCTAATATTTCTTTGGTGCTCTCTCTGATTTTCGCCCGTTTCTTTAACGCCGGGCACTGTTCCAGCATGGATAACGCCGCGTTAAAAATAATCCCCGCATTTGCTTTATCTGCCGCACAACAATAAACCTCGCCGTATTGCGTACCGTCGGCAAATGTCTGATACAAGCCTAGTGCTGCCGCAAGTTCGGATTTTCCATTTTTCTTTGGGATTTCCAAATACAGGTACTGATATTGGCGGCATCCGTTATCAAGCAGGTTCCCATAAAAATCTCGGACGGCTTCTTTTTGCCAATCCAGCAAAAGGAACGGCTGTCCGTAAAAATCATCCCCGTGTTTTAGGCACTCGATAAAACGGACGACGTATTCAGCATGTTCGTCGCTATACACCAAATCACGCCCTATGCATGTTCAGCAGCGTAGCCATTGGGTCATCGCCCTCCCGCTCTTTGGGTTTTTTCTGTATGCTCCGCAGGGCAGACGCTACAGTCAGCAGACTTTCTTTTTCTATGGCTAAAAGCTGATCCCTTTTTTTCGTGAGGGCGCTGTCAACAGCCGATATCTGCTTTTCCGTCGATATAACTAGCTTTATATACTCCGGATATTCAAACTCTGCCATCCTATCGTGCAAGTCATTGATGATGCCTTCAAGGCGCGCCCGTCTGGATTGCGACTCTTCGCATTCCGCGGCGAGTAGCGCATACCGGTTCATGGACATTTCATAGATGGCGTCGTCCTTCTCTACCTTCCTAAGCAAAGATCGTAGCCGGATAAAAATGGCATGGGCCGACTGGTTTTCCCGCACCTGCTTATTTTCTCGCATGGTGAGGCCGGTCAACGCAGCCTCCTCTTGCTGGCGCCTTAAATCCAGCTCTCGCCTGGTTTTATGGGATATGCCCTCCATCTGCAATACTGCCGCCGTTTTTGGTGGCCGCCCCGCCATTCTAGTCACCTCCCGACCATAAAAGGAATTTTTTTCACGCGAAGGTAGGCTCGCGGTTTGTGACTTTATTATCCTAACTTTTTTGGGGTGGGGGTATCCTCGTATTGCCGAACCCGCCATCCTCTCGGGCTGTTTTGACCGAATGGCAACTATGACACAAAGGCTGCCAATTGCTTTGATCCCAAAACAGATGCCGGTCCCCCTTGTGTGGGATAATGTGGTCTGTTTCGGTCGCTCTCACCCGTAGGCCATCACGCCGCAAGCACTCAGCACACCAAGGATGCGTTGCCAAAAACAACTTACTTGCCCGTGACCATTTGGAGTTGTATCCTCTTTCGGTCGCCGTACCGCGACGCGAATCATAAGTCCTTGTCGGGCGGTGCCGGTCACAATACCCCGACCTTACAAGATCGGTACAGCCCGGATATCGGCAAGGCCTTAATGGCTTAGTGGGCATCTCCGCCACCTCTCAGTCAAAGAGCGCCCTGGTTAATGCCAGGACGCCCTCTGTATAGATTTCCACGATAGTATTATAAATCGTCCGAACCGGACAAACCGGACACATTTAAAAATCTTTTGATTTTTTTTTGCGCAGCCGTCTCATCCGACCATCCGAACCTAAAACTAATCTTTTGCCAACCCCACCCCAGGACGTACCGATACCGCATGATCGCCCGGATTTTGGGGTCGGATACGGTATCTAAGTAGTTTTCCAGAAAAACGAGCTCGTCGAGTATGGCCTTCCGCTTGGCCCTCCATCTCGAGGCGAGCATATCAACGTCCTCCTGATACTCGCCCAGATTAAGGCCAGACACAACAACGGTATGCTTTGAAAAGGGAAACTCCGCAGCCGAAGTCACCGCATCCGTTGTCATAACCGGGCCATGCTTGAGAGTGTCGTCCAGGAGGAGTTTTAGAGCGGACGCCTCCTGTTTTAGCCCGATGAACCGTTCAAGCCTCTCTTCCGTCATCCTGTCCCTCCTCAACCATGCGTCTCAGCTGTTCCCGCTTATGCGCTGCATTATATTCGGCGTCCATCTGTGCCCGTTTCTGTGGCTCCATGCACCCGCCGCATGTACACACAACCCGTATACCGTCCGGTGTCCTCCACGGGCAGCGCTCATAATGGCAGCTATTATCAATCACGCCTAGCACACCACCCAACCATAAAGGCCATCCCGATAGAGGCGAGCCAGACCGACAGGATTGGTGCGGATATTATCATGGTGTGGCCTCCTTTTACTCTGTATATCCACACTCTTGGCAAGTGCATGTATCTGTGTCTGGATCCCAATCGCTCCAGTATGATCCACACTGGGGACATAGCGTCCAAGGGCCTTTTGGTCCAGGTGGGTCCTTGTGACCCAAGGGCCCGTTAATTTTGTCTTTTCTACGATCGTCAATCAATTTGTCAATAAATTTTGACACTTGCTCCATCTCGCTTTCCCAATCCTCGCGATTCCATACCCACCCGCACTCATGGCAGCGCGGCGGGCCTCCATCGAGGCTAGATATATGTCCTCCGCATTTTTCGCATTCACCGTCGATAAACATCATCATGGCGTGGTCTCCTCTATGATGTCCCGCAGGAATACAGACCGGCCGGGTTGAACGCTTGGAAGAACGCGCTCCTCTGGCTCGCAAACAGCAATTACATTTCGGTCCTTATCGCTTATGATCAGGTGGCCGTCCGCGCTTCTTTGCGCGACCGATGCCGTTGGAAAAGATCTAAGGGTATTTTGGGCATCATCAACGTCCCTCGCATCAAAGCGTGGCTTATATCTGATGATGCAATCCGGATGGTTGACTATCCAGCACACGGCACCGCTTTCAACTTTGTGCACCTTCCATGTATTCCACATCTCAATGACATTCCCTTCGGCATCAACACAACAAGCATCATAATTTTTATGTAGATAGTCGAAACCGAACCGCTCGCCAACCTCGACATCCAATATATCGCATATACGGGGCTTCTCTGCTTTTTTCATGCGGGACCCCTTATCTTCCATGCTACGTAAATCCAAATCAACAACAACATGGTTGGGATCATCATTTCTATTCGTCATTTTGCCTCCTCCTTTGGCGGTTCCGGAAGGGACATCCAGTGGGTGACAACCCCGTCGATAAGCATCATCATGGTGTAGCCTCCTTGATCTCTCCGTTACGCATATCACATAATCCGTCCTTGCACCAATGACTATGAGCATATAACCCTTCCTTGCGCATCTCTGCGTTTGCCGTATTTGGCACCCAACATTTGCACGACTCGCAATATAAGCTAAACGGCCCTCCGGACTTTGGAGCGACATTACTATACAGATGATAGTTTTTCTCGCCCTCCATCGGCGGTGCCGGAAGGGGGCGGAAATGATCGTCTCCGCCAGCGCACATATTGCACTCATAGCACGGCTTGCAATCTTTTAACGCACAACGACTACATTTTTTCATGGTCCCGCTCCTCTCCCGCTAATTCAGCCGCACAAGCGGCATACCCGGCCAGATCGATATAGTTGTCGTCCTTGCACTGCCCGGACTTGATGCGGGCAATTTTTAACAGCGCCATCATGATAGGCACATCGTGGGCATCGATATGCGTCTCGAGATAATTTGACCACAACTCAGCTATGCTCGCAAAGTTGTTTTCCGGGCGGCCGTACTGCGCCTCTCGATCTGTACACACAATTTTAGCTGCCCGCTCCAACGTCTCTTTACGCGTCATCCTGCCCACCTCCTATCAATTCCGGGTTATCATGGATGTTGCCGATGATCTCCCACTCCCAAAATTGGCCACTACCATTTTCCATGTATTCGAGCCAATATGTAAAAGGATAATCCTCGTCATCTAGGTAGTTAATATTGCACTCATAGGCAATATCGCGCATTGACCCTTTTACGCACTCGGCAAAAAACATTTTGTAGTTGTCATCAAACTGTACACGCACGGTAGCGACGTGTGTTCTAGTGGGATTGTCATCGTCATCATATCCAATAGAGTAGATAGCAATCAAATCATCCTGCCAAACCCGTTTCATTTTGAGGTATGCATTTTCGTCTGTGACTTGCCTCTCCGGAATCTGTATACCAGTGTACTGCCCAATCGTATCTGTATAGACCGTGTGTTTTTCTATGTCGTCGAGATTCTCACCGCCGTAAATGATCGAATAATCTCCCGTGCCTTGTAAAACTCCGCCATATACCCACTGCCCCGGCAGTTTGTCGCCTCTCATATTAACTTTTTCGCCATGTCGCCTCGTCTGGCCACGGAACAAAATCTCACGCATTATCCTCACGCCTCCTTCCGTAACTGCAAAAATCATCTGGCAACCACCCGTCGCTGGAGTTCCATCCGCAAATATGATCAGGTAAGTAATACTTGCACTCCCGACAATAACATCCACCCGCCGCATGGATGGGGTCTATGGTTGGTTGTGCCGCCAAAAGCTTAACCACCGCATTTCGGCAGTCCGCGGCAAAATCGCTTATTCCAACAAATACGTCCGACGGGTTTACTTTGTCTGCGTCAATCAGTCTCTCCATTGTCATCGCGCCTCCAAATCTCTCAACGCTCGCAAGTACCGAGCATAGTCTACAACGATATCCGACATGCGGTATTGCTGCCAACCACAATTTGTGGTCGTCAATGCCTCGCATTCATCGATCAGACCATCGAGTTCTCCTTTGAGGGCAAGTATCTCGACTTGCTCTTTTGTTCTATCCACCAATTTGTCAAGTATCGGAGTTATCATCGACTACTCCAATCCTCCTTCCATCGTGCGCCGAATAGAAGCACTGCCCGCACCTTACCACCTCCACCACGTCGGCGGCGGGGTATCTCTGTATAAATTCCAGTGCCATTCGCATCCCCGTGAGTTCTCCGCGACACTCTAAAATGTTTCCATCGTCTCCATTTGGTGTGTTTATAGCATATTCTCGCATTTTTTCGATTTCTGACCGATATTTTTGGATGAGGGCCTCCCGCTCTATGTACTCAGCCATTGTCTGTCCTCTCACTTTCAAAAAATTTATCGCAGAAGTCTTTTGCCGGACAAACCGCGCAGTCATCCATGTCCCAATATTCATGGTCACAAACAAAACCGCAATCTTTGACGAGCGCAATCCGGTCGTCGGCGTTATCCCAATCAAGCTCACGTTTTCCAGGCTTGTAGTATTTATCCGCGTCTTTAATTCTGTGGACTTCGATGTTTACAAAATCTACGTAGTCGCAAGCGTCGGTTGACTGTGCCAAAGCACGTGCTTTACCTCTAGTTTCAGCAAATACAACCGCAGCATAGGGTTCTCCATTTTCGCGCACAATCCATGCTTTACAATCAGCCATTGTCAACCCTCCTGTTCCACTTTTCGATGGCTGTTTTTCTGCTGTAAAAGCTATCGCTCGAAAAATCGCACCCATGGCACCAAATAAATCCGGTGGTGGTGGAGTCAAGCTGCTGTTCCTCATCAGGTGTAAAGAACACTTTTGAGCTCCCACAAAACGGGCAAGGCTTCAATTCATCATGGGCTCTCTCCTCCGCGAAATACAACAACCATACTCGGGAATGGCGCACTGTTTTTTGATCCCCCAAACTTTAGCCGCCCCCGCAAAAACCGGATCTCGGCCTTGCCGTATATGTAGCCGTGGAACCAGCGCGTATCCGTCCGGGCGGGCAATAACATTACCACGGTAGCCCCGTCCGCCGCGCTTTGTGCCGCCTTGGCTACCCATGCCCCAATCCGCCGCCCGTATGGCGGGTTGCACCAGCAGACACCCTCCCATGGCTGTGCCAGCCCGTCGTCATCGGGACTATAGTACTTGTCACACTTGGCGTTTTCCGGCAAGGCGCATACGTCAAGCTCAAAGCAAAATTCTGTGTCCAACCCGTCAAAAAAATCTTGTGGCGTCTCCCACAAGTCTGTTGTGCTTGTGTACAGCCCCTGGTTAATTCCCATCCTCGACACCTCCTAGCGCCGTTTTATCCGACAATCTTTTTTTCAGACGCCCCAGCTTTACCTTACGCCATGTATCCACATCCTCGGCACAGTCGTGCAAAATCACCATCTGATCCAGCATGATCCGGACATCCGCGATTTCTTCGGCTATGTACCCCCGGTTATACTGGCCCCTCAGATTTTTGCACAACTCTTTTTGCAGCTCGGCCATCTCCTCAAATACCATCACAGTTTGCATCCCGGCTCCCCATTTGGTCAGGGCCGATAACAATATCTCGTTTTCCCGCGTTTTGTTGATATCTTCGGCAACACAAGCATCCAACTGTGCGTCCAGGTTTTCCAGGGCTTCGGCGGCGTCATTGTGTAAGCTTTTCCGGCACTGGCTGCATGACAGCCTATTTGTATCAACTGGACAGCTTTGAATTTTTGGGCACCGCAGCCGGTCAATCAACTCTTTTATTTTGTTGCTCATTTTGTCCTCCTATCACAATAACCCTGAATAAAAGTCGCCCCACATATCGCCCCAGTGCTCTTCGATTTCATCGAAGCACTCCGGGCAGCATGTGACATAATTGCTTTCCTCGTCAACATAGGCCGTACTTTGCCTCCGGCGCTTTACTCCGGTACGGAACCATCGCCCACACCCGGGGCAGTATCCAAATATACGCTTGATTATGCTTAACATGGTGTCACCTCAATTTCCACATGCGGGTCGGCTTTGTCCAGTCCGCACCGCAAGACAAGCTCGATATGGTTAAAGCTGTCGTCCTCGATAATCCCGGCCGATTTCAGGCCGTCCAGGAGCATTTTCCCGCTGTAATTGTCAGGATCCCGGCGCCTCCTGTCAGGAAAATAGTACGTCAGTACCACACGGGCACGGGGCAAAGGGTTCCGTGGCTTTGGACGGCAGCATAACGCGATCCGTTCCGCCCACATCTTTTTGGCCCGCTGGTATTCTCGGTAATTTGTCCGGCCTATGTATTCGTTGTTACTCGGCGGTATACCCGGTATGGTGTAGGTCATCCGCTCACATCCCTCTCATAAACCGGGATATATCCGGATACCATGTCCTCATAGGCGGACAGGTCCATGGAGGTTTCTTTTGCTTTTACTGTCTGGATTTCGTCCTCCCATCGCCTTTGATTGAGATACGTGGACGGGTTCGGTATGTATTGCCCTCCGTCTTTTGTCCAGTCTCTTGAAGTTTTCCGCGCTTCAACGTCAGATATGATCCGTTTCCACAGCTTTTCGGATGGATTGAGTTTTTGAAATGCCTTTTCCGCCACAGGCTTCGCAACCTTTTTCGGATATGCATCCCAGAACCTATCGAACAGGTTAGCCTCCGGGGGTATAGGGGGTAATACATTCTTAGTCTCTTTCTTAGTCTCTTTCTTAGTAGTGTCAAGTTTCTTGATATCATGGTGTAAAGTTTCTTGATGCCTTGGTGTTAAGTTTCTTGACATCATGGTGTAAAGCACATCGGCGTTTATACGGTAGTATGTGCGGGACGGCATCCCCATCAGCTTGGTTTCCAGGACGGCGTTTTCCGTCAGCACCCGCATGGCTTCCCGCTGCTGGAAAGGAGACAACATCGTGTCCGATCCTATATCTTCGCGGGTACAGAAAAACCATCCCTCATTTTCCAATAACCCTCCATTGTCGAGCCAATATTGATATTTGGCGCACAACTCGCCAAGGAGGATGGCTCCGTTCACCCCAAACAGCTTGGCAGCCTTTTTTGAATACATGATAAAGCCTGTGTTGGATAGCAGTTCAATCATGTTTTTGCTCCTTAAAACGGAAGTTCATCCGGACTGATAATCTCCTCAAAATCGCCCTGAATGTCCGGGCTATGATCGTACCCTGCCCCCTGCTTGGTTTCGCCGGATTCGGCCTTTTTC